CTAGCACTCAATCCGTCAGCGCCAACAGTTTTAATATCGCGGATCTGATCTGCTTTGTAACCAATGTCTTTCATCCATGCATACAGATCTTTGATCAAGTCTGAGATCTTGTAAGTTTCATAATAATAACGCACAGCCATATTACGGTAAGAGTGAAACTCTGCTCCGCCCATGTCTAGTGCGCCTTCGAAACTGGGATCCAGTTGTGCGCCTTTTGGTTTACGTTTTGCTGGTGCTTTCTTTGCCGCCATGAATCTACTCCCGTCATTCAACTCGTATATAGTAATGCAAAACTGTTTTTAGGTCAACCAAGAATTTTTCTAACCAAAATGTAAAAAAAGGTTGACCTGTATGCTAGTTGTGCTATTATATATGTATAGGTTAACAAAACGGAGCTAGAACGTTATGTCAAACACTAAAGCAATTATCCCAAATCGCGAAGAACTTTGTGACTACATTTATTATCGTCACAAGGACGCTTATGGCGTTAAAGGTCGTTTTTACGACTTCGATGCTATGAGCTATGCGGAGCTCGAAGCAGAGGCGAAGCGTATCGATGAGGCTGCTATTGAGCAAGAAGCTCATGAACGCCGCTGTGATGCTGAGGCTATCATTGAATTCCGTGCAAATATCCGCCGTGTGCGTGACATTTGCGGTTGTGACCGTAATAGTGCGATTCGTTATATGCTAGACGAATTCCGTGGCGAGTACGACGCTGGGTACGTTTGTTTCGTACTGCGTCTTCCTTATAGTATGCAGAAGTACATTGAGCCTCGTTTGGCGGAGCTCAATGATAGTGCTCCTGAAGAGGAGTTTGTTGAAGCATATGATGATCTGGAGGTAGCGGCATGATCCGTTTTTGGTTAGTCGATAAGGACGGTAATGTTGTATTCAACACCGTCGACAAGCAGGAAGCATATGAGTATCAGAATCGTCGTCGTCCTGATACAGTTTTAAAAATGGTGCGTGTATGAAAGAAGCATTTTTAGACGCAGTTATGATGCTTTGTTGGTTTCAGTTTGTGCTACTTGTAGCATTTAGATTCTTCCACAATATTCCGCATCCTGCATTCTTGCTAGCAACAGGTTGTGCAGGCATTGGATTTGTACTGCTGGTACGCAGGGTACGCAAAAGCATTTACGCATAGGTAGACAAAGCGGTAAATACAGCTAAAGGATTAGCTGATGCCGCGTTTGTCACTGTACAGCCCCCAAAGGCGTAATGATTACAAATTTTTAGATCGAACCATTGCCGAAATGTATCAAGTCGGCGGTGTAGACATGTACGTTCACAAATATCTTGGACCAAAACCTCATGGAGATGACAGTTCGAGTCAAACCGGCGGCACACAAGACGCAACACAGCCAGCATACAGTACAGAAAATCCATTGTTTATTGAAGATTTGTTCTTGTTAGAAAACAGGGATAGAGCGTACTCGCCAGACATTTACCAGATGCGTGGTGTTTATAATCAACAAGACATAGACTTTGACTTAACACAGTTTGGCCTATTTTTAAACAACGACACACTGTTTATTACCTTTCATTATAATGCAATGATTGATACAATTGGACGCAAACTAATGAGCGGTGATGTATTAGAGTTGCCAAACTTAAAGGATTTTCATCCGCTAGACAGTGATATTCCAAAGGCAATTCCAAAATATTATGTAATTCAAGACGCTTCATTTGCCAGTGAAGGCTTCAGCCAAACATGGTTACCTCACTTGTGGCGTATAAAAGCAACACCTCTAGTTGGTGCTCAAGAGTACAATGACATCTTGGACCGACCATTTGCTGAAGACAACATTTGGGACAACGGCAATTATTATCCACGTGGTAGTATCGTTATTGATGGTGCCACATATTATCAAGCTCTTGTAGATGTGCCGGTAGGTACCGAAATTACCAATACAACTTACTGGAGTGTCTACACACCATTGAGCGAGCTTGCCACATTTGGTACTGTTACCAAAGATAGAGAGCTAAATGATGCAATCGTTACACAAGCAGATTACAATGTGCCTGCTAGTGGTTACGATAACACACAATACTATTTGGTTAATACCAATCCAGATGGGTCGCCAGGAGACCCTGCAGGTTATGATGGAAGTCAAACTGATATAACTGTTGACACTTCGAACATCAATGCTGACCAGCAGCCTAACACTCCGCAAGACTTTGGTTATATACAAGGTTATCTAAGCGGTGATAACATTCCACCAAACGGATTGCCAGTAACTCCAGGTATTGCTTTTCCTGACAATCCAGCAGTTGGTGATTATGCCTTAAGATTAGACTATTTCCCTAACAGATTGTTTAGATTCAATGGCGATCGTTGGCTTAAGATTGAAGATGATGTACGAACCGATCTTGACAATGGTGCAGATAATAAGACTTTGCGCAGTAGTTTTGTAAATAACACCAACACTACTAAGACTCAAGATAGAGGACGTATTCCTCAAAGACAAGCTCTTAGTAAGTTACTTAAACCTGAGGCCGATAACTAATGCCACAACAGTTTTTCTATGATGAACAGATACGCAGATTTTTATTACAATTCACACGTATTTTTTCTGGTTTTGAAGTTGAATATGGACGTGATGAAGAAGGTACAAAATCGTTGTATCGTGTGCCTGTTAGATATGGTGATGCAAGTAGACAAGCACAAACAATCATACAACAAAACAGTGCAAACAGTTTACCAAGCACACCATTAATGACCTTTTACATAAGTCAGCTGACTTATGCTAGGAATAGAGTACAAGATCCTTACTTTGTTGACAAGAAAAATGTTAGACAAAGATCGTGGGACAGTGATGTAGAATCTTACGAAACTAGGCAGGCAAATGCTTTTACAATTGAAAGAATCATGCCAGTTCCATACAACTGTGAAATAACACTTGATGTTTGGACTAGCAACACCAATCAAAAATTGCAAATTTTTGAACAAATATTAACTTTGTTTAATCCAAGTTTAGAAATACAGAGCACAGACAGTTTCATTGATTGGACCAGCTTAACAGTAGTTGAACTCACAGGTACAAACTGGAGCAGTCGAACAATTCCTACCGGCACCGAAGATGCTATTGACGTAGGTACACTGCGTTTTGAATTACCTATGTGGATTACACCTCCAGCAAAAGTTAAAAAGTTAGGTGTTGTTGAAAAAGTTGTAGCAGGTATATACGATGCTCAGGGCAATTTAGCTGATGCAGTATACAACGAAGATTTGTTACTAGGCACAAGACAAAAAATTACACCATTTGGGTACCAAGTTTTGTTAATTGGCAATCAGTTACAAGCATTGCCTGTCGAGGCAGTGGTCGATGGTCTAGACGGTGTTGAAGTACCACAAAGCCCACCAAGTAATGTACTGTGGCATACCATAATTGATCTATATGGCGAGCTTAAAGACGGCATTAGTCAGATGCGATTGTTAAACAAATATGATGACAGCGTTATTGTAGGCACAGTTGCATACCACCCTAGTGATGATAGATTTTTATTGTTTACAATCGACACTGACACAATTCCAAGTAATACACAAGATCCTATTAATGCAATTGTTGATCCACAGCGTAAAGGTCCAGGTGCAGGTTTACCAGCTGCACAAGAAGGGCAACGTTATTTGTTCATAAATGATACTGGCAGTGATCCGTACGAAGGCGATGCTGTTGCATGGCGAGGATCAGGTGGATCGCCGTTGATTGCACGAGCTAACGACATTGTTGAATACGATGGCAGTGTTTGGAATGTGGTATTTGATGCTGACCAAGGTGCATCACAAGTACAGTATGTTACCAATCTTACAACAGAAATACAATACCGCTGGGCAGACGGTGAATGGCTCAAGAGTATTGAAGGTTTGTACCCAGGTGGTGAATGGAGTTTTGTTCCTTGATAAATGCAGTAGGCGTTTGGTTTTATAGTATTACAACCGATCGTTACTTGTATCTCTTACGAAATGACGGTAAAAATCCAAACACTTGGGGATTACCAGGTGGCAAGCAAGAAACCAATGAAACATTATTTGAAGCATTACAACGTGAATGTATCGAAGAACTAGGCATATGGCCCGAGTATATAAAGCTGGTACCAATTGAACAGTTTACTAGTCCAGATCAGAACTTTTGTTATCACACTTTTTTCTGTGTGGTATACGATGAGTTTTTGCCTTCTTTAAATCACGAACACTGTGGTTACAGCTGGATAAACAGTGGTATCTATCCCAAACCTATGCATCCTGGTTTATGGAGCACAGTGCAATTTGACGAAGTTCTTGACAAGATTGATACAGTTAGAAAAAATCAGTTCTAGTCAGCAGCATCGAAGAAAAACATGTGCCACAATCTTGCATTTTCAGCATTGTAGCCAAAATAACCTTGAGCGGCATGTATTTGCCCGCCATCAAAAAGCACCAGTCGATTAAACACATTAGCATACACATCCATTTGTTCATAAGGTGTTCCATCAATAAAACAGTTTTGATCAAATGCTTCCATAATGCGTGGATCACTTTTGTGGTATACTTTGCTTTTCTTATGCCGGTATGTACCTGTACCACACTCAGGTGGTGCGTCAGGTGAGAGGTAAATCATGCCTGCCCAACGTTGTGCGTCGTTATGCCAAACCAATGGATCACCTGCTTTATTCCATTGAAATCTGCCATTCATACCATAGTCTTCCCACTTTATAATAGGGGATCCAATGATTTCTGCAAAGGCTTCTTTGATACCCGGAAACAGATGTTGATCGATTGTGCGCCTACCAATGTAGTATTCGTTCTCAACAAACTCTTGCTGTAGTGCATACTCACGTACAGCCATTGGATCATAGTAAAAATTATCTACGACAATAGCACGTTTGTTTTTCTTTTCGTAGTTTGGTGCAAATCGTAGGCTTTGTATCATACTCCGTACTCTTGGCGCTCCGTTTGAATAAATGGGTGATCT